AGTGAATTTTATGCACGCCATTAAATCAGAATATTGTTACCCAAAGTGTGAACCTCACGCAACATTATTACGGAAGTCATGGAAGGTGCCTTTAAGCTCCTCCTGTGTCTTCCAACTATGGCACGATCTGCATAGTGACTGTAGGTTACCAGCGTCCCACATGAGGTTCTTACTACCCCTGTGTGGTGTCTGGTGGTCTACGTCTGTTGCTATAGTTACTATATCGAAACTCAAGCACCTCTGACATAGTGGTGCCTTTGACAACTGTGAGTTCCTTACTTTCTTCCATCGTGCATTACTGTATGCCTTATCACGGCTGAGAGACCCCCGATCATGAGGGTCTCCCGCTTGCTTTGGTTTATGTGTAGCTTGTCTTTTGTCTAAACAGTTATCGTCACTACACGAATAGGCAGCGCACCCTGGGACACGACAGGCCCTTGGGGCACTAGATGGCAAGATCACCTCTCTTTCATCCACTCAACGGGGATCAACCCGTCAGCGTAAAGGAACCCATGACGTTCGCACCAGCCTCCGTAGGTCTGTTTTGAAGTCTTGGAAAGTCTTTGTTGACTATTACTAAAGACAAAACGGATATCTAGTTCAGGGTGCTGTTCCTTAACTAACAGATGCTTTGATCTGTCACTAGGAATGAAGCGACCCTTGGCCTCAATGATTATGCCGTTCGAAAGTCTAAAGTCTGGTGTGTACGTCCGTGGCTTACCAACGTACTTGATTTTGTACTTTTCGTATTCATAGTCTACATTGTACCTCTCTAGATGTTTCGAGTTATCTTGCTCAAGACCAGATCGAAAGCCAGCCTTGAGTGCCGATTGCCTTAGCTTACTGCGCTTGGGATAGACCACATCTGACCTTCCTTGCGTAGCAGCCACAGAAGCTTTGCGTTCTCTGTGACCTTACTTGTGTCACCACCATAGGCAGCTACACAAATCTCATAAAGCTCACGCTCTGTTGTAGCATCAGCAAGCATCTTGCCAGCTTTCACTGGACCAACACCCTTGATGCCAAACACATTGTCAGCACTATCACCCATAATGATCTGAGTGTAGAAGAACCGTAGCCCCTCAAACTCATCAACATTTACTAATGTTTTCTTATTTAGATTGTAGTGGTGGCAAGGAACCTGCAAGAAGTCCTTGTCGATCGAAGCAATGATAGCATCAGGGCCTAGCTCTGTGGCTCGGATAGTGATGTCATCGTCTGCTTCTTGTCCACTAGAGACCTTTGCGTTGTAGGCTTCAACCAAGTAGTCACGTAGTGCTGGCAGATGCTCAGGCTTAGGTTTGCCTGAACGGTTCTGCTTGTACGTTGGTTGAACATCAAAGCGAAAGTTACCTTTGCCAGTAATGAACATCTCGTAGTTTTCAGAGGTTGCGCTAAAAGCTACCGCCCCCAAGATTTCCTCTACCATCTCGTCTATCTTGTCGTGTGCATCCTCTAGCGGCTGCCCCTCGCAAGAGAAAGCAGCCCTATAGGTTAGGATGTCACCGTCTATTAGGACAAGCATTAGAACGTGTCCATGTCAACCGCAGAACCTGATTGACCAGTGAACTCAACTAGATTATGAACTGCAATCTTCTCCAAGCGCTGGATGGACTTCTTACCATCAGCCCAAACGGACACCTTTACAGTAACCTTAGAGCAGTTACCTAGCTCGCCATCGTCTGCCATTGACCACTTCTTGAGGCTCTCACCTTCACGGAAGTCAAAGACTGTAGGTGCACCACCCCACTCTGGGGCAATTGGGTGGACGTTAGGACGCTTGAGCTTAAGGAACTTACCTGTGCCAAGCTCAGGGTTACCAATCTTGATAGTATCGTGCCCCATTGAGGACACTGGTGCACCAGCTTTAAAGTAAGCTTCGAAGCCTTCGTTGTCTTCAGGGTAGAAGTTTACATTGTATTGCCCCTGTGTTTTCTCGTGGTAGTCTCCGTTGTCCATGTTCTCTGGGAACACTCGTGCGTATTCTACGAAACCAGTCATAGAAACGATTGTTGTTTTACCTTTAGCCATCTAGTGTATCTCCGCATAATTCTTGCCCACTGCGTAATCTACGCCAAGTGGTACATTGAGTTTCATTTTGTCGTTGAGCTTGTCCTTGCATTCAAGAAGCACACGCTCTGTTCTTTTGTGGTCATCAGTAGCTACGATAACTTCATCATGGAACTGACCGATAACCTTTTCACCAGCAGCCTTAACCAACATAACATATTGGTCAAAACAATAGACACCAGTGGATTGGTTTGTGGTTGACCAACGGTCCTTTTCGGAACGTAGGCTGTGCCAGAAGCCTGAGACTGCATTGAGTATCCAAGCTTCACCGTTTATCTCTCGCACCTTTCTGGTTTCTGCAATCTTCTGTACTGCCCAATTACGACCCCAGTAGGCTTCAATAAGCTTCTTAGCTTCACCTTGGGGTAGTCCTGTTGTTCGTGATAGTGTCGCTGGGCCTACACCGTAGACACAAGCATAGTTAGCAGCCTTGTAGCCCTTACGGACTGAACCAAGGTTGATAGTGCCAGCATTGTGTTGGTCTATCTGTTCTTGGGTTACAGCCCCAGCATGTTTAGCTAAGTCCAAGTGTGGATCAAAGCCATCAAGCTGCATCTCAGCTACATAGTCAGGATCAATAGGTTGCATGTAGTGTCGCTTAGTGGTGTCCTCTAGGGAAACCATATCACAACCAACAAGCACCTCACCCTCTGGAGCAATCAAGCAGCCCCTTAGTTCTTTTCCCCAAGGCTTATCGACAGCGGGGAGGTTAACTAGAGGCTTCCTATGTTTGAACCGAAAGGTGTTGGTGAGGCCTGCAATACCTGCTGACAACCAACCATTAACTTCACACTCTAGGAAAGCGTTAACGGCACCAAGCCTGTGGCTAGTGACTGTCAGGTCTTCCAAGAGTTTGATTGAAGGTTCTACTTCAGCTAGTTTGAGTACGCTAGGGCATAGCTCAGAACCATCCCGTATCTGTGGGATTTTACGTTCTTCACCGATGTTGTCCCCTCGGACGTACTTGAAGGTTTCAGGAACCCACCCAAGATCATAAAGCCAGTCTTTGACTTGCTCGTGGCTGTTAGGGTTACCAGCGTCATGCCCTACTAAGATAGTCATAGGTTGCATGGTTGATGCTGGCATGTAGGCTTCTTTAAGTAGCTGTTGCCAAGCCTCGCCTCGTGAAGATAGTGTGCCATCTTTCTTGTGCATCACTTTTGGCGGGTTCATTACTTTTGTAATAGGCTTTGTGGGCATAGCTGCTGATAGTTGATCTTGTGAGCTCTCCTTCATCTGTTCTAATGTTTTTTGTAGTGCTTTAGCTTTGGGCACGTCTAACCGCCAACCATAGACCTCTTGGTCTCTAGCGCACTGCATCTTAAATGTGAGGTAGTCAGTGAGACGTTTAGCTTCGCCCTCATCACGGTAGAGCCTTGTAAGCTTACGCTCTAGGATACTCAGGACTTCAAGGTTGATCTTAACGTCTTCCTCGCAGCGGTGCTTGTAGTCTTCGTAGGACAGGTTGTCCCAATCGTCCACTTTGGGCTTAGGGACACCTACTGTGACGCCCCAGTCGCCTAGACCATGCCTAATGCGCTTTGGCTCTAAGTACCAAGAGAGTGGCAAGGTGTCGATGATGTCGGCATCTGTATAGATTTCGAACATCTGTAGTGCTGGGATGTCAAAGGCTACAATGTTGTGGCCTACGACAGTTGTAGCTTTGTGCATGACCTCTTGGATGGTGCTGAGGTCGTTAGTGCTGTGGACTACACCAGAGCCAACCACAGACCACGAGAAGACGTGGATCTTAGTCAGCTTGTTTAGAAGCCCGTCACTCTCTAGGTCGAATACGATTTTCATGTTGTTTCCTTATAGTGGTGCTAGGGTAAACGTGTTCAAGTCGAACAGCATCTCGCCAGCAAAGCCCTCCTCTGAAGTTGGGCGGTTCTTAGTAATCACCAGTTTAGTAGTGTTGCGATCTATCGCGTCCTCAGCATCCTTGTCCCTGTGTAAGTCGACTACAACAGAGGCTCGTTGAGAAAGCATCTTACAATACTTAGCATCGCCGTTCTCGTTAGTGTGTGCGATGGTTATGACACCGATGTTGTATTCTGCCGCCACTTTAGACAGTCGAATAGCTAGTTGAGCTAGTTCGCTCTCTTTGCTACTCTCTGACGAGGTGGTGATAGTGTCTTGGATTGGCTCAATCATAACGAACTGACAACCATAGACGGTTGCCATCATTTTGACTTGCTGGACCAACTCATCGGCGCCATCACCCTCTCGTAGCTTGAACTGGTAAAAGTGTTCTGTACCCGCTAGACGCTTGATGCTTGCACGGACTTCTTCAGTCTTACCCTTTTCCTCAATGAGGTCTTTTCTAGTCAAGTTGTCTTTTAGATCGTAGGACACCAAGCCCAATACTGAACGGAGTGGTATTTCCTCAAGGTGACAGGTGGCGAAAGTAACACCACGCTTGATGAAGTTCCACTCTAGGAACCTGAAGACCTCAGTCTTACCGATACCTGTAGCAGCTTTGAACATAGTGAAGTGCCCGCGGTGAAGACCCATGGCCTTGTTGTCGAACTCGATGATACCTGTTGGGACAAAAGAGTGTTCTGGGGTATCGTCAAACAGACTTAAGAGGTCGGCTTGTGAGTGCAGCAGGTTGTCTGGAGTGAACCTAGCAGCATTGAACCATGCAGACTTGTACTCAGAAGCCTTGCCGGCTACTAGGAAGTCGTTTGCATCCTTATAGATGCTGTGGTCCACCCGGTAGGTCTTGTGTGGAAACAAAGTGTTTATCTTTTGGGCCACTTCGTCGCCTGGGCCATCTGCGTCGACTGAAAGCACGATCTTCTCGAAGCTATCCAGCCAGGGCACGACGGCTTCCCAGAAGGCTTTTGACGGATTAGCTGATGGTAGTGATACTACAGGAGTAGCATAACGGGACGTTAAGCCACCAAGCATCTGAAAGGCCGATAGAGCGTCTAGTTCGCCCTCGGTGATAGTTACCATCTTAGACGTACCAGCGGTAAACAAGTTCATCCCAAAGAGACTATCCATCTTACCAGTAGCGGTGAAGTCTTTAGGGAACTTACGTGTCTTAGTGGCACCTGATGGGTAAACATAGGTTTGGCTCAAAGGTGAGCCACCACTACCAACGACAGTCTTAACACCATAGTGCTCAAAGGTGCTCTTATCGATACCTCTAAGGCTTACATAGTTGCCGATTGCTTCTTTTGTGGTTGTGGTTGAAGGCGTAAAGCCCTCAAGTTCCCCTAATGGGTAGAGCTCAAGGGTCTCTTCAGAGTACTTCACGCCAGACTTAGGGTAGGAGCCACCACAGCTAAAGCAAACGCCGACCATCTTCTCAGTGTTGTAGCTAAAAGCATCACTGCTACTACAAGTGGGACATGGTTGACGGGTTAATTCAGTCACGATCGTAACCTTCAGCTTCTTTACGCTTAAAGGTGATAGTGCCATCTGGGAGGAGGTAGTAGGTCATGTGTTTAGTCCTTTGTGTTGTATTGTTTTATAAGGTCGAATATGTGGGCTAGACCTAAAGCTGCAAAGAAGCCACCATAGAAGCCTGGTAGAATAGATAGTGTAGCTGTTGGCATCATAGAAGCATAGTCGAACAGCATAAGTCCTGTTGACATGGCTACAAAGATGAAGACTACAGTCATGTGCTTGGACTTGTTCATGAGCTTAGCTCAGGATACATTGAGTAACCGTTGTGCTTCTCTTCACGTAGCTCTTGTAGCATAAGCATATAGTTGCTATGTACAATGCTAAGGAATAGCTCTGGTTCTAAAACCACCATGTCTGTCAGATATTCTAGCAGTTCTTCTTCGTGTAGTTCTGAGAGGGCTAAAATGGCCTCATTAGTACTATCGTTCATCTTATGTTATCCTTTATGTCTTAGCAGAGGTGGTAGTACCTAAGGTATTCTAAGGTTAACCTAAGGGGTACTTAAGGTACTAAGGGGATCCTATAGTACTAACCACCTTCCTCTATAGTAAGTGTTTTTAGATGTCTATTGTTTTCAATGCCTTACAAGTGGCCCAAATAGAGCTAATAAGCATCAAAAAAGGACCGCTAGAGTTAACTAACGGTCCTTCCTCTATAGTAAGTGTTTCTGGCTATTAAGCGAACGAGTAGTCGGTGTCTATGATACCCTGAAGGTCTAAGTTGCCCATAAGTGGTAGGGTAACAGCTCCGCCAGAAAGATCCTCATTCAACTTGTTGGCAACGTTTAGGTTGTAGAGCTTAACAAACTCCTCACGGATGATGTTGAAGAAGCGTCCAGCGTCTGCTGCATGGCAACCAAAGCTGTCATGTATCATCGCTAGGCTATGCATTTGCTCCCTTGAGGCCGCTACGGCCACCATACGGATGTGTGCGGCATCTAAGGAGTGGATTACGTTAGGCGAGATGCTGCTAGCCATCTTACGTGTGTCCACTCTATCAGTCTGGAAGCTGTACTGTGGTTGAACCCTAGCATCCCCAACAAGTATGCTAACCTGTTTAGACTTCTTGACCTTGTACTTCTGCACTACAACCATTCCGTCAGGCGTAGTCCACTGTGCGGCCTCATCCTTGCCGCGGACACAAGATTGAAGCCAAGTCTTAGCCTCAGCGGCCTTGACCACGATGTTTTCTATCTCGGTGAAAGTGATTTTAGCAAGATAGTTACAGGCCAAGAACAACTCATCCTTGTCAAAAGCATCGCGATTAGTAGAGATAACATATTCCTTGATCTGGTCGGTCATCCCGGGAACCTCAGAAGAGTAGCCGTAGGTCATTGTGGGTGTCTTAAAGAGGCTTCTGGTTAAAAGGCCCGTGCTAGCCCACTTAACCGCAAGGTCGTCACCAGAGGCGCGTAGGGTTGCCTCTACAGCCTTCTGGACGGCACTATAGATGTCTTGGCGGTCTAGGTTAGGCAGAAGGTTGACCTCACGGCCACCTACTTCGTCCTTAAACATAGCTGAGAAGTGCTGAAGACCAGAGCAAGACCCGTCAAAAGCGACTGGCAGAGCGCTCATGAAGTCCTCTGGTGCCTCGCAGTAGCCAGCCCACTCAATACAGCCTCTAAGGAAGCCCCAAGGGCTGTCAGCAGTAATCCAGAAGGCCTTGTTCTCACCAAATGGGTTATTAGCCACCTCAATGATAGTATCTTCATTCTCAAAGACCCAAGAGACACGATCTGCAAGTGATAGTTTGTCATTACCGAACTCGTTAGCAATATGGATAGCTAGGAAGCTCTCAGCACCATCAGCAATACGCTTGCCTTCAGCGAATGAGAGGAGCGCTTTAGCTAGTTTGTTACCCTGTGGGGACAGACCGTCAACCATAGGGTAAACACGACCCCTCCAGTCCATATTGTGAGGAAACCAGATAGCATCACGATCCTTGAACTCCTCAGCAAGATTAAGGACTGTTGTAGCCCCTACACGAATGCTAGTACGCTTCGCACGATCATCATTATAGTTGAACGGAAGGCAGTCTAGGTCCAATCCGTCCTCCATAGCTACCTGAGCGATGCTTAGAAGCCCTGTGTGGACCCTCCAGGCTGTACGTTGGATAATGTTGATGCTAGCACGCACATCAGACAGGTTGGCGTCCTGGAGTGCCTCTCTGTGTCCCTCAAAGCGCGTCTTCACCAAGGGTTGCAGAAGGGTAAGATATCCACCGTTCCCGTCTTGGTCCCAATCCTTTGGCTCTACTACCATGGGGAGGTAGACTGGGGCAAACTCAGGGCATAGGTTCATCACCTCAACCATCTCCATAGTCTTGTCAGTAGGAACAAGCTTCTTAAAGGAAGTCTTACCGCCACCAACTGTCACATTGTCAATAAGACCAGCCTGTGTTGCAAGTTCAATGAGCGTAACACCCACCTTCAGTTGGTCTTCAGTTGACCAAGTGGATTGCATGTTAAAGAATGTCAGGGTGTCAGCTACAGCCTTAGACTTAGCATTGTCGTTACCTAAAGTGCGCTTAGTGCTTGCTTCAATGTGCTTAACAAGGCCCTTCTTCTCTTTGTCCTTGCTAAGTTCTGCTAGTTTAACAGCGTTAGAGACTGCAAGGCCAATATTGATAGCCGTAGCAGTAGTCTTAGCCTCATCATGGCCCAAGCTGTTAACGATTGTCTTCAGAGCAAGGTAAACCACAGCTTCAAGGTTAAGGCCCTTGAGTAGAATGGATGCCGGGGCTTTACGCTTGACAGTCTCCTGTGACTTAATGAAGCCCTCAAGGTTCTCAAGCATTGTGTCCATGTTAGCCTTAATGACCTCACGGCCATGTGCTGTGTTGCTTTGGCTCTCGCCGTCACGGGCACTCTGCAGTTGCTTTAAGAACCTGGCATAGCCACGGTCCTGCATCTGTACTTCTAGCTCGAATTGAGTTTGGCTTGTCATGTTGTGAGGTCCTTAGTTGGTGGTGGCTCTACAGGCCTTTTGTGAACCACAGAGCCACCTGTAAATCTTATCTTACGACTAGCTTGAAGTGCCTTGGGTAGACGTGCAGCGACCCAGCCGACCAGTACATGTCACCAATCTCAATGCCCCCTAGAGACTCAGGGAGGCATGCTAGAGCACGCTGATGCACATATCTATGCCAGGCCACATCATTGTTGTATCCGTAGACTACGTCGTTCGATCTCATAGACACGTGGTACTCTAGCTTCCCATCACGAATTAGCAGCTGGACTGCATTTGTACAGATGAAGTCTTTACGGCCGTTGGTAAAGGCGTCTGTGTGGATAGATGGTCTCGTGTAGACCATGACCGCCTGGCGCGAGCCCACATCCTTAGCGAGGTGATTAATAGCGTTGGTAAACTGGCTGCCGTTGGCTTCACTAAAGATGCACCAACCATAGTTGCTGTTGATTAGCCCATCCTTGCAGGCCACAGACTTCCAAATTTCAGGAATACCAGGAGCAAGGCCTTGGATACTAAGGTCCTCATTCAGGTACCAATAAAGCTCCTTCTCAATGTAGGCTTCACTTGGCTTACCGAAGATGCTATCCTCGTCTGCTATGAAGTTAGCACCTGTGATTTCTAAGGTCCCATTACTCGCAAAATCCCCACCAGCAAGTTTGCTGATGAGGACGTCACGGATGTCTTGCACAGTGTTGCGCTTAATGTCAACCCCGGGCATTGTCTTCTCCTACTTTCTGGTTTATGTATTCTTCCAGCAACTTGGCATAGCCAGCAATGTCGTGTGGGTTGTCGTTATAGAACTGGTCACCACAACACATGCGGGCGATCTTGTGGAAGATCATGTGTAGGGCTTCACGGTGCATAGGGGTCAAGTCAACCGTTGCCGCCCCCAAGGTTGTGCTGAGCAAGGCCTGTGTTAACCGAGCGTTATCCTCGAAAGAGCCATAGCGGTTGCCGCGTTGTACAAGTGTTTCATCTACATTAGACATTGAAGATCTCCCCAATCAAGCCATGGTTGTTATCGTGTGATGGTGCAAGCCACCCAGAAGGTTTGCATAAGTCTGGCAGGCCATAAGGGTTTTGCCGCCCTTGTTTAATGCCCACCTCTTTGCTCATATTAGCGCACATAACTGCAGACCAAGCCTTCTGGGTGTCGACCCCCATCAAGTCAAGGGTGCCTAGGGTGAACACCATGATGTCGATCAAGCCATCAACAAGTTCTTCAGCGTCTTGTGCTTCCAAGGCTGCTTGGCTTTCCTCAAACTCCTCTTGGATGCAAGACAAACGGAACTTGATGAAGTCGTGTAGTAACTCAGTGCTGAGACTATCCACCGCATCGTAGACCCCGAACTTCTTGTGCATAGTTTTAATATCGTTAAGCATATTGTTTATTCCTTTGTTTGGTTGGTATTAGATAGATAAGCCTTGCAGAGATAAATTACAAACCCCTAGAGCTAAACTAACTACTTTTTATTAGGCGGAGGCATCATTTCGTCACAAGGGTCATCGTCCTTACCGTAGTAGCTTTGTAGTTTCTTCAGTTTAGCCTCAGCCTTCAATGCCCTCTCAGCCCACTCTTCCTTCGTTGCTGCGTCTACTCTGTAGTCACTCATAGTCTTTCACCCCATGTTTCTCAATGTCTTCTAGCACAGTCTCTAGCATCCACTTGATGTCAGCTTTGTCCCTACCCCTGATTGTTTCGGGGTTGGCGGTGTAACCATCACCTTCGTAGAACTCATGTACTGCATACCGGACCTTACCGTCAGGTTCTGTGTGTTTCATTAGTTGATAGTGCCAACTCATTCTGTTTCTCCTTCACATAGTTTGTTCATTAGGGTCGTCACGGATTGCTCAGTAGTATGACCCACAAGTCATATCAGTGGTTTATGATCTACAGACCATTAGTGCAGCCCACGACACTGGAAACAGTTCATGCATCTTCTCACTGATCTGGTCAGCTACTACACGTGTCTCAAATTGTGTGTCAGGCTTACAGCGAAGGTTACACATGCTAGAGAAAGCATCTAATGACCCAGACCACACCCACTCAGTGAACATGTTGACTGGCAAGATCATTCTAGCTTGTTCAGCACAGATGCCTTGGTTAATCATCTTCTCATAGCGCTGTACAGTCTCATCCTCAGTCTGCTTTAGGTAAGATGTAGGGAAGTATTGTGAAGCTGCTACACCGACAGACCCTTGCTTAACGTCCGCTGCTGCTGCCCTCCAGACAGAAGGATAGTAGAACTCTGGTCGGTCTTTGACGTATCGACGGGAAACCTCACTCATCCTCATGAACTTATGCTTCACAAGTTGCCGTGCTACGAAGACTGGGGCCTTGATGTGGAACCGTGCGTAGCAGTGTCCGAAGGGAGCAATATGTCTCTCTCGTGCCAAGAACTTAATGAGCTTGTTATTACCTTCCTCTGTGTAGTTCTCAGCTTTCTTAGCGAATGACACTCGTGCAGCTTCAGCTACGTCTTTGTCCTCACCCATGTGTGCCAAGTAGGTAGCTTTGATCTGTGTCATTTAGTTTCTTCCTTGTAGATTAAGTAAGCCATAGTGGCCGTTGAGATGATTAGTGTTACAAGCATTGTCTTAATCCTTTGTGTGGGTTTAGGCTTTAGTTACAAGCATCATGCCTGCTTTACCTTCATAGTCAACCAGTGCGCGCTTCATTAAAGCGCCAGCTTCCAAATGTATCGCACCTGAAGGCATTGGGTTGATTGTGTTCTCAACCGCAATGACGTTGAACTCAACCCAGTGCGTATCTTCTTTAGTGATCTCACACAAGAGTGTGTCTATTTGCTTGCCCTTAGAACCATCTGTGTGCGTCCAGTTTTGTGTGTGTGTGATGCGCAGGTTTGTCATTGTCTTAATCCTTTGTGTTTCATTTCCTAAGACCTTCCTATCGTAGGTGTTAAACACTGGCAACCCCCTAAAACGTAAAAGGCCCCATTATTTCTAACAGGGCCTTTGTTTAGTTTTAACGGATAGGGCAAGAACCTGTTGTGCAAGCCTCGTCAGATAGATCATCTGTTGAAGCTAGGTTGGTAAGATCCACAGGCATCAGCGTGTTAGCGTAAGCACGGTACACTTCCTCAGACACCACCTCTTGCGGCAGGTAAGCATAACCTAGGTCAGCTGCAGTCTTGGTGGGATCATTGCGGTAGATGAAGGATACCCCAACATAAGTTTCCCAGTTCTCTAGGATCCATTCGATGATCGCAGGGATCTCAGTTGGGTCGTAGCTAATGGTGACAGAACAGTTGTGGTCCACATAGTGATCCATCATCAACTTGTAGCGATCTAGTTGACCAATAGCAGTCTCAAGGTTCACGTGCTTACCATCAACCACATCAAACTTAACGTCTTCGTAAGCAACAGGGAAGGTCACCAACACACTGTCTGCTTCGAAAGGCTTGTCGATGACTTTGTAACCAGCAGCTACCAGTGTTGTGATGATCTCATCATGCTTAGAAAACGTCACATTGTTGAAGATGTATTTGCCAAGTGGCTTATGCACCCCCTCAGTTGTGTCCATAATCTTGCTCAATGTTCCCGATGGCTTGACCGTAGTCACCAGCTTAGCGCGTGGCAAGCCTAGCTCATCAGCCATAGAGTTGGCACCCTTCTTAGCTGAAGCTCGGAGAGCCTGTAGCATAGTTACAACATTGTTATGACCCTGGTGGTGGTCCAAGAACTTGACGATGCCTGTAGCGCCTACACCACACAAACGGAGGAATTCGTTAAGCTCGTGCCAGGAGCGCTGAAGCACACCATCGTCAAGGTTCACACATGTTTGACGGTAGTTAGCCCGTGCAACAATCTCAATAGCCTCCTGGAGCCCACCAAAGTCTTGTAGGAACTTGCCCCAGTCAACTTCGACCAGGTTGCAGAAGCTCTTGTTGCCCAGCAGGATCTCCGCGCACGGATTTACCCCCTTGAAGTGTGGGGCACGCTTCTTAGCGCTCTCAGCATTAATGAACCCAGGTTCTGAGCCACCAGCCTCAACCATCTTGTCGAAGATGTATGACAGCTCCCACTTGGTTGGCTTCTTGTGGAAGACGATGGAGTTGTTGGACTGTTGACGATGTTCGTTACCGTGCAACCAGAAGTCTTTCTTAGCTGAGATGAAAGCGTCGACCTCAGGGTCAGACACCGGCATTAGAGCGATCTCAGCAGACCGCCGTGACGACAGTGTAGTGCCAAGCAGGTTCAGGACGTCTAGGATGTCAATACGTGTGAGCAGTTGACCAGCACGAGCGTTCATAAGCTCACAGATGCGGTTGTAGGCTGATGAAATAGTCTCATCTCCTGAGCTGATCCAGCCGTAACCCTTTAGGCGCTCTCCCGCTGCACGGACCTCAGTGAAGTCTAATACTAGAACATCCACAGCTTCCTTCATAGCAAACAGTTTACCAGCGGCCTTGGCCCATGCCTCAGCACTATCGCCGACTTTGAGGTGGTAGGTCTTTAGTCCGTCTTCGTCTACAGACGACCATGACTGGTTGCTCGGGCAGCCCTTAGCATCGCCGATAACCTTAGTTGAGCGAATAGTCACTACCTCCAGCTTATTAGCAAAGCCGTTCAACGTGCCAACAACAGGCTCGAAGCCTACACCACAGCCCTGCAACAGTAGCCACATAGCGTCGACAATGTCGTGGACCGTCTCTACACACCCGAATGAGCAGTTGAACTGGGATGCCTCGCGGGTCTTAGAGACCTTAGTACCACCAAGCCACAAGGTGCGCCCAGAGACAGTGGCCTTGCGTTCCATCATTAGCATACGCAGCTTCTCGAGCTCAACGATCTCTAGCATGTCCAGGGTGACGCCTTTAGCGCGTTCCCACAGCCATCGCTGGTGGTCGATAACGCGGTCGACTGTTTCTGCCCACGACTCAAAGGTACCATCATCTTTAGGGCGGTTGTAAGTGCGTCGTGTTACTACGTTAGCACGTGTGGAGAATTCTTGATAGTTGTTCACTTTATTTCCTTTAAGTGTTGTTGTTGCGCGTGTGGGTAAGTTAACCCCATTCTTCTTCGTTAAACTTACGACCTGTGAGGTCTTCAATGATCTCCTCAAGTCTCTCTAGTTCCTCTACCATAGAGATTGAGATGTCCAAGAGGCCCTCTATCTGTTCTTCAGCATAAAAGCACCGTTCAGCCCATTCGTCCTTAGTAACGTAGTCCATAGTTCTATGTGTCATTGTGTTCTCCTTTGTGTTTCCTTGAGACCTTGTTAAAGTAGGTGTTGAATACTGTAAACCCCTAAAAGACAAAAAGGCCCCACTATTTCTAGCAGGGCCAATGTTTGTTAAGGTTTAGTGGGCCACACGACATCATTAGGGAACCCAGCTTGCTGTGGTACATCAAGCAGAGCCTGACGGTAGACAACCCAAACGTCCTGCTGTTCTGCTGAGAGAGAACCCCAGCGGAGAGGATTGCCAACAAAGGCGTCAACCTCCAGAAGTCTTTGGTCACGGTCTTCACGAACCCTGTCGCCAGCACCTTGCTCCCAAGCCAACTCTCTTGCTTCAATATCAGCAATGTCATTGGGCGTGAGTGGCATCTCGACGCCGTTTACAATTTTAAAACCATTGCTCATGACTTTTTCACTCCGTACATTGAGATTGTTCCGCTTTCAAAGGTGCCACCAAAGAGAGTAAAATAGAATTTTATAGCGTTATAATTTTTAAAGCCGGTTGAACTGAATGCAGAATCAAAACTTCGTAAAGTTGAAGTAGAGCTTCCGTCCCACCAAGCCCCAGAAGATTTCACATATGTTCGCCTCGAATTGCTACTACTGAGGTATAGTGCAACTCGGCCAGTGAACCCAGCTTCTAAGCCAACATTCCCAACATACGTAGCAGAACTGCTCCCATCCGACAGGGACATATAATTTCTTGTAGAAGTATTGCCTACTTCGTAGTAACTTGTATCCCACGTAGACCCGTTGTTATCCGATAAATCTGCGGTAAGTACACCGTTATTCGTAACAGGCAAAAGATAACTAAGCACAAAAAAGTATTCCGAATATAGAGTGTTACTCAAACCCGTGAAGACAACTTCAGAAGCGCCTGAAGAAATTACTGTGCTTGAGATAAACTCAGTTCCAAAGTTTGGTGCTGGCACAGTGCTAGACACAAGTGCAGTAACGTGACCAAAGCCATCAAGGGTTACGTCTTGAATATAGGTGCTACCAGTGTTGTTCACACTAGCTTGGGCTGATGTGTCTGCGTGAGTTAAAGTGACTGCACCAGTTGTGCCACCACCAGTCATCCCAGAACCTGCTGTAACCCCTGTGATACTACCCACGTTAGTAGTGTAACCACTTGGGTTTGTCGCAAGGTAAAAGTCACTGGCATGGCTACCGTCCAATAAGTCAGCATCTAAGCCAGAACCAGCGCCATCGACAGTCTTAATGTCAGTCAGTAAGTCAGCAGGAGTGCTACCCGATGAGACAGCAACCCAAGCAGCGTTATTGTAAATCTTTAATACCCCAGGAGTTGTTGAGGTGTCTAGCCAGAGCTTGCCATTAGCAACCTCATCAGTAGGAGCTGTAGCCCCAGAGTGGCAAGTGTCTAGGGCCTCTAGTGCATCATTAGCATTAGAGGTGTAGACAGTGCCGTTAACATTCGCGTCTAATACGCGTGTTGTAGTAGCCATTGTTTAGTCCTTTAGTTATTGAATGAGTGTCGTAAGCCCCCGTTAAGGGGCCTACTGTTTTCTTATTGGCCTACTGCTTGCCAAGTGATCGTCCTAGCAACCCTAGCACCTGAGTTGTACACTGAGTAACTGAAGCCATCTTTTGTGATGCTTGAGGTTGTCACTGTGTCACCAGAGGAACCACCAACAACATTAAAGCCAACATAAGGAACATCAGTGCCACCAATACCACCGTAGAAGCTTGAAGCAAAGGTAACAGTTGTGTCCACACTAGCACTAGAGGTAGAGGTGCCACGTTTGTTAACGTCAGCTTTGTCTGCTGTTAGGCTTAGGTCAGATATGCTTATGCTGAAAGCTGAAGAAGCTACAACACCAGTTAACCTGAACTCAAAGGCTCTATTCCTGTAGTTGCCCACTGTGAAGGTTTCCCAGTCGGACCACGTAGGTGTGCCAGCAGGGTCATCATCAGTAGTCCTAACTTCAAAGCTGACAGATGCATCAACGATAGCACCACCAAAGCGAGTGACAGTAGCCACAGGGTTATAGTCAGCCACAACAGTTGTGCCATCAGAGATAATGGCAGTTAAGTTGGGGACTAGCCTAATGTTCTCAACAGCCCCTAAGTCTATGCTGTTGTTAAACAGATAGGTCATAGAGGTAACACCTGCATCAAGTTCTAGGTTACTACCAACAACTGTACAGTTAGTTTTAGTCCCAGCAAAGGTAGGGTCTTCTGTGATAGTTGCGATAGCATTGTATTCAGGACCAACAAAAGAGTTAAGCACCTGTGCAGCATTAACACAATAGTTACCAGAGCTATCAACGTGCTTAATCAAGTAGTAACCAGCAGCAATAGGTAGCGTTGCTGTAGTTGTTTTACCACTGATGTTAGACACGATAGTCTGAGCAATTTCCCAATTAGGGGTGACTACATCATTACGGACGTACCTGATCTCCGTAGTACCACCAGAGACAACATCTAGGTCCGTAGGTGTGTTCCAAGATAACAAGATGCCTGTGTCAGTAACCTTACTAACGAACCCTGTAGGGTCTGCTGGGATAGCTGACAGACCTAAGATAGTCTTAGTGCCAACGAGCGGAGCACCTTCGTAATCGAACCAACTAATAGGTGTGATCCTGAAGTGATAAGCACCAGCCCTAATATCGTCGTAAACATAGGTTTGACCGACTGTGTAGCCCAAGAGCCTATAAGTAGACCCGTCAGCATCCCTGTAGAACTCAACCTTATAGTCTTTAGGTTCAACACCTCCCACTGGTTCAGAAAAGCTAATAGTAGCTCTAGCTTTAACACCAGAAGCCTTGTTGGTCTGATAGAGTGTCTCAGCTACACTAAAGGATGTTGGAGCTTCTGGTATCCTTACAACTGCATTAGTTGTAGAAACACCAGTTGACAATCGGCCTAGTGGTGTTTGTGCCTTTACAGTGAAAGCAACACTCTCACCATTAGCCCATTCAGCTCTAGGGTAGACAGAGAAGCTATCGTTACTTGTTTCCCCAAGCACTTTAAGGTCACCAACACCATCTGTGTAATAGACGATGCACTTAAAGGAACCATCAGTAGGTGCAGTCCAAGTAAGTTCTGCAATAGCTGTGTGGTCCTCGTCGGGCCGTCCTGCTGTGTACGTTAGACCAGTTACAGGTTCTACTGCAAAGTCAAAGGTTGGGCGTACAGAGTAGGCAATGTCATCATTAACATTCCAAGCAAGTGTAGTGTAGTCAAAGTAAGAACACGTTAGCTTGATTGTGAAGTCAGAGTTAACTTCAATAGCTTGCACCCTGTAGACCTCATCAGAGATGTTGCAGGTAGCAGATGTGAGATTAATGAAGTCCCCAGGCTCAATGCTCAGTCCCTTCTTGGTTACTGTTAGTGAGATTACCCTAGAAGACCTTGCTTCTCTAACAAGCTGTTCTGCTGTAGCTAAGGCGTGGTAAGGGTCTGTAGTGCCATCAAGATCAAAGCTAGACCTGAATGGTTGGTTATTGTCCTCACCTAAGAAGGTCGTGTGTGTCGCTGAGAAAGTCTTAGGCCATGTGACACTATCGCTCTTAAAGTCCTCATGTTCGTTGAGGAAAGATATAGTGACTTGGTTAAGACGTTCAGATGCACTAGGCCAAGAGATTTGCACACTACTGCGAATAATGTCCTCATCTGTGAAGTAGTGGCTAGCATCAACTAAAGCATCTTGTTCCACAGTGCTAGTGGGGTAGTCAACCAGAAGCTTGTACTTGCCCTCAGAGTTCCATGTAAGCTCAGCAAGGGCCATAGTGTTAAGGATAGCTTCAATGTTGTCCCTAATGCTACTAGATGGGCTTAGGGTAATATTACACTCATAAAGCTTAATGTCCCTAGTTGTTGGGCCACCATTGATTACACCAGACACTGCACGACCTACGCTAACTGTAGTGTCACAGACTAAAGCAGCTTCATAGAAAGACTGCAGGTCAACCTCATCAACAGATAGGCCACGACCAAAGTCTGCGTTAAGCAAGTAGTCTAGTAAGCACAGTGCAGGGTTATTAGAGTAGACGTAGGTTGCAGAAAGGTTATAGAACCCTGTTACTAACTCAACAGCACGAACCTTACGACCTTTAGTTATGAACCCCATTGCAGGTGCCCCATTGTACTGTGGGTCATCACGATCTAGCTTGAATGTTGCAGATGCAAAAGCTGTGCCTGTGAACGTGTTTGTAAAAGGGATGCCGTTAGCTGAAGCAATAGGGTCAGCAGCACCACCATCTGCAAAGGTTCTTATGAGGTGGTTGAACCTTTGTTCTGTGTTGTCATAGTCTAGGTTGTTAACCTTAACCCCTACAACACCCTCAATGCCATCTTGACATAATGCGTATTGAATATGGAGGTACTCATTTTTCCTACCAACCCTGTTGCTGTTGGTAAAGCCTTGGTTGAAGGTGTCAGTACCAGTAAGTGCAGCGCTGACATAGTTACCTGTGATGTGGTGCTTTACAGCAATACCACCAAGTAGACCTTTTCCGTAAAGTATTGGCACAGGTGCAGCTTCACCATTTACAGTTAGAGTAAAGCCCTTACGTGCGTCTTCTGCTGCAAGCTGGGCTTGTTCTTGTGCCTTTTGTTTAGCCTTTAGTTGCTGTTGCTTCTTGTTTTGAACGATAACAGACGCAACAAATAAGACCACTTGGAATATTTGAAACCACATTAGACCTTACCCCACTTTATTGTTATTTCGTTTCCTTCATAGACCTCATCAAAAGATGTATCTGTGTCGCTCTTTTGGTCCATGCCATCCTTAGATGTTATGAAGGTCTTAACAAGGTCTAAGTCGGACATAGGTGAAGTCCCCTCTAGTGTTGCAAGCTTCTCCTCAAAATCATTAGAGATAGAAGGTTTATCAACAGTGCCCTTGTAGATCATCAGAACATCATTAGCCTCTGTCAATAAGTCCCCATTAGCATCCCTAAGGGCCATGAAGACTGTGATAGGCTTACCAATAACATTAAGCTTGAACTCAGGAAGCATCTCATTAAGAACCTCAGAGATAACAACAGTGTAACTCTCACGGTCAACAACAGTTGAGAACTTAGGGCTATCAAAGTCAAATAGGCCGCTATTGGCTAAGTAGGTGTTACCCTCATAGACAACATCATAACTGTTAGAAGTCAGGTAGTAGTTAGAGTTAAACTCAAGCTTAATGAGAAAAGCATAGTCTATAAGGTCACTGTCTAAGACTGCCTGTGCAGCCGTTGAAAACTGTCTCATTAGACCAAAGCCTCCACTAGGTTAACTGTCCCTGTGCTAGACAAGATGCCATCAGTGAACGTAAGGCCTCTGAGGTTACTAACGTCACGGTAATAGCTAAGGAGGACAGAAGCCCCAGTCTTAGTAGTGTGTGCAGTTGTGACAGCAGACCGCAAAGATGGGTAAACGGAGACTGCTGCAGTGCCAGCAGCAACAGCATTAGTGACCATGTAGACCTTAGTGTGGTTGCTGAACTTAATGAAAGAACCTTTGCTAATAACACCGTCATTAACAATAGTGACTGCAGTATCACCAGCAGCAGCATCAGCAAAGATAGCTAGGCTTACACTAGCAGTGTTCAAACGAGCAACTGAAGGCAACTGAGGCATAACCATAGTGTCAGCAGAAGCTATGTTGTTGATTACACCAACCAGCATGTCAGCTTCTGTAGCGTCTGAAGTAGCTGTGCTGAATGCTAGCTCCCAGCGCTGGGCACCTTGTGAGGCCCTTTGCTTGCTAAGGCTTACAGTGTCTACGTCAAAGACGGGGTCATTAGATGTGATAGAAAGCGGTGCTAAGATTTTAGCGCCTTTGAAATAGTATGCCATTTAGTTTATCCTTTGTGAAGTATCGCCCACTATAACCTAGCGTGGCTACAGTGGGCTTATAGAGGCTTAGCGCCTGTTGTTTTCCTTATTGAGCATGTTAGTACCTGCTGCAATCTCTGGCATCATCTTAACGATCTCAGAGCGAGTTAGTCTAGATACGTCACCAGTGACATTGATGTTGAACGTCTGTCCACCACCGCCACCACCAGCACCATTCATGAAGTTGTCCACTTGGGACTTAG